TGATGTTTGGTATCGTTGACATGTTGGTGGTGGTAATAACCTTTGGATTGGTACATTGAGACCATCACCAACATCAAACGAGTGGCCTATGGCCAAAGGAGTATGAGAGTATGGGTTTCTTTTCTTCCGCCACGTTCAGCGATGGCAGCTCACAGTTTGAGTCAGCACCGGCTGGCGTCTACGTTTGCCGATTGGCGAACCTCGACTCGGTTGATCGTCCTTCATACGATGACCCGAACGTCATGGTCCCTAACTTCAAATTTACATTTGAGACCACAGAGTATGGCGACTCTGCTGGCAATGCTTACCGCTTTTTCAAGTACACTCGTCAAGGTTACGGCAACGACAAGCAAGCACTCACAATCCTTCTCGACGGTATGCTTGGACGTCGCTTGACACAAGCGGAGTTTCACCAGCTCGATGTCGACGACCTGCTTGTGAAGCAGTGGATGGTCACTGTGGACGCCAAATTGAACACGCGTGGCAATATGACCAATGCCATCGTCTCCGTCTCTCCTGTGACAGCCAAGAAAAAGCTGACCAAGATTGCACAGCCAACCATCAAGACTGATGACATCGAAGACCCCTTCGGTGAGGATGCCAGCGAGTAACCAAGTCTCCCGGTTGCCGACACTCGCTGACAGCCAGGCACACTCTTACGCATGGGGTGTGCCTGGTGTTTTTACTTTGAAGGGGAAATCAAAGTGGCTAAGTATCCAACAATCGAGGAGCGGGCAATGCTCCTCATGAAAATCAAAGAACTAAGAGATGCTGGCAACAGCATCAGCCGAACCGCGCAGATCATGAAGGTGACACGTGGAACAGTGCAGAGATGGATAAACGAAGGACGACCTGAGAGAGAAGTGAAGAAGATGGATCCTTACATCTCCTTCGATGAGAAAACCGCAATTGTAATCAAGTGGGCTGAACTCATTGCAAGCGGTGCGAGCAGAATAAAAGCAGCTGAGACAGTCGGTTATCCGACAATGATGCTCAATCGATGGTTGATGTCAGAACCTGCACTACGTGTTGAATTCCAGGAATGTGTCGGCAAGCAACAAAACAATTGGGGTGGCCGGAAGAGTTTTGAACAAATCCTTCAACCGATTCGTGATGGCAAAGCGGTACAGCGTGATGGTGCCAGATGGAAGGTACAGCTCGTAGACAGTGCGCTGATGCGCTACGAACTCGATGGCGCGAATACATGGCGCTGTAAGGGATTCGCCACGTTCAGTGGTCCTGATGTCCTGGCGCGAGATTGGACAATAATCGATGAAGTTTGAAAACGTAATGTATGAGCTAATGAACTGTAAACCGATTAGACGTGCATCGTGGAACAATGGCGACTATATACGTTATTACCATGCCTCGAGGGCGTTCTTTCTGCACTTTGATGAAGAGAAAATAAAAATCGAAGGATTTACACTCTACACAGATTGGATGAGCGCGGACGATTGGATGGTCATTCGATGAAGTTTGAAGAAGTAATACAGCCATTGATGCATGGCAAGCCAATCACACGCGCATGCTTTGACCACGATGTCTACATCCGATACTCCGACCTGTTCGAGTCATTCGTGATGCATACTGGCGATGAGTCAAAGACCTTACAAGGTCTTACACTAGATCCTGAGTCGATGTTTGCGGATGACTGGATGCATGGTGAGTTCCACCCGGTCAAGGATGAGATTACATGGACACAGACAAAGTCGTAAGGAGCATCATGGCGAAGCCATGGGCCAACACGTACAGTTTGCTCAAGGCTATCGGGGCATCGAGTCAGGTCATCGATGAGACGTGGCGCGACTATCGTCGCAAGTACATGCGCTCACAGCGATGGCAGGACATTCGCACCAAAGCACTCGAACGCAGCTGTAGGACATGCGAGCAGTGTGGCCGTCGACAGGACGACGGCTACAAGCTGGATGTGCATCATGTGACGTATATGCGCCTCGGCGGTGAGCTGATGGAAGATGTCCAGGTGCTGTGCTACATGTGCCACGGACAAATGCACTATCGACGCAAAGTGCGCCAGGATGCGCCAGAATAGACACATGGCACGAGGTAACACAACAGATCCGGAGATTCTTGCACAGGTAGAATCAGCGCTCATCGCCGGTCAAAGTCCATCCGTGATTGCAAGGTCGTGTGGTCTACCACGCACGACCATCATTTCCATCAGGGACAGAATGAAGGCTCCTGTCGAAGGAAGTCGACACGATATCAGCTCGACGATACTGCCGACAAAGTCCCTTGATGACCTTCTGACCTCGGTACTCGAGGACAGCCTGAAGGCGCTCCAGGCTATAGCACGAACGGCGCAAAGTGAGAGGTACATCAATGGTCAATCAGCTGCCCAAATTGCAGCTCTCCATGAGCGCATTGCGAACTTCTCGATTCAACTTCTCTCCGCCGCAGCAGAACCAGCCGAAGACCAAAACTAGCGCACAAACGTCGACGTGTTATCTAGACTACTTGCGAGACACGCTCCCGGCTGGATGGTCCTACACTGCGCGTCATCTCATCGCCATCGCTTCGCACCTGGACGCAGTCGAACGTGGCGAGATTGACCGACTCGCGATTCACATGCCACCACGTCACGGGAAGACCGAGACAGTCACGGTTCGTTATGGAGCCTATTGCATCGAGCGGGACCCGGGCGCAAACGTGTTGGTGACTGCTTACAACGAACGCATCGCGAGACGCTTTTCGAGGAAGTCACGACAGATTGTTTCGTCCAGGACAAAGCTCTCGAAGGACAACGCCGCACAGGACGAATGGTCAATGCCTGAAGGTGGCACATTCATGGCGAGGGGCGTCGGCAGTCCTCCGACCGGTGTGGGATTCAGACGCATCATCATCGATGACCCGATCAGGAGTCGCGAGGATGCCGAATCTGCGTTGTTCCGTGACAAGGCGTGGGACTGGTACACGGATGACCTTTACACGCGCCTTGAGCCGAAGGGCGCTCTCATCATTGTCTCGACACGCTGGCACCACGACGATATCACCGCTCGCGCAATCTCATCGGAACCTCATCGATGGACAGTCCTAAACTTGCCGGCCATCGCCGAGGAGTCTGACCAGATCGGTCGAATGCCTGGCGAAGCTTTGTGGCCAGAACGGTACGACGTGAAGGAACTCGGACGCATCAAGGAGGTCATGGTCGCGAATAGTGGGGACTATGGCTGGAGCGCTTTGTACCAGCAACATCCGACACCTCGCGAAGGAAGTTTCTTCAAGACAGAACGTCTGGTCATCGAGCAGGCGACACCGAACATCCAGAAGATGTCTCGCGCCTGGGACCTCGCAGCTACAGCGGGGAGTGGAGACTACACCGTCGGAGTTAAGATGGGCCGTGATACTGATGGTCGTATCTGGATTCTCGACCTTGTTCGAGGGCAATATGACACTGACCAGCGGGATAAACTCATACAGCAGACAGCTGCACTCGATGGCAGATCAGTGAGAGTAAGACTGCCACAGGACCCGGGGCAGGCTGGCAAGAGTCAAGCGATGCACATGCTTCGGCTCCTGCATGGCAGTTCGGTCAGCATCAAGCCAGTGACTGGTGCGAAGGATACGCGAGCGGAACCGTTCGCATCGCAGGTCGCTGGTGGAAACGTGTACATGGTCACAGCTTCGTGGAACAAGCAACTGCTCGATGAACTTCGCGTGTTTCCCCTGGGGAAGAATGACGACATCGTCGATGCTTTGACGGATGCGTACGACGAGCTGGTCGGTCGTGGCGGTGGATGGGGTGCATTGTAATCGATGATGGGAACACAATAGACATATGGGACTCTTTGACCGCTTTCTCGGAAAAGCAACGGCCTCGCCATCTGCACTGCTTCCGCCTCCGCTGATTCAGCGACAGACGTCCTATTTCACTGGCACAGGTAATGGTGATTTCTGGTCCCTGCTGACACGCAACCTCCCAGGTTCAAACTATAACTGGAGGAATCAGGCCGGCGATCTGATGCTCAACAGCATCGTGGCCATTGGCATGGACTGGTACATTCGTAACTGGAGTCAAGGTGTTCCTGTCGTTCGACGTCCGATGGCTGACGGACAGGTCGAGAATGTGGCAGACCATCCGGTCATACAGCTGCTCTCACAACCTACGCCGAATGTCCCGCCTTCATTGGTGTGGTCGTGGATTATCCCTGACTATCAACTCCTCGGAAATGCCTATTTCCGGAAGGTGCGTGTTTCTGGTCGTGTCGTTGGCCTGCAATACCTCGCGGCTGACATGGTCCGTCCAGTTGGCAATAAGGTGAATCCGTTACTGTATTACCAGTACACGGTCGATGGCACGTCCTATAACGTCGCGCTCGAGGACATGATTCACATCCGATATGGTCGAGATCCGCAAGATTCGCGATTTGGTCGCTCTCCTGTGACATCTGTTCTTCGCGAGATCGCGACAGACAACGTCGCTGCATCAGCTGCATTCGGCATGGTTCGACACGGTGGCATGCCATCGATGATGGTTGGTCCAGACTACAAGGGCGGTGTCGAAGACCTAAGCGAAGACGATGCACGTCAAACGAAGGCGAAGCTTCAACAGGACTTCACTGGTGATTCCGCTGGTTCGGTCTTAGTGATGACTGGGCCATTCAAGGTCGAGAAGGTCAGCCACAAACCATCCGAGATGGCGTTCGATGAAATTAGACGCAAACCGGAGGAGCGTGTCTGTGCTGCTATCGGTCTCAATCCGTTGGTTCTTCAGCTCGGCAGTGGTCTCGAGAGAGCCACATACAGTAACCTCGAGCAGGCGACCAGAAGTGCATGGACCGACGGAATGATTCCGCTGATGCGTCAGATGGCCGAAGCATTGACTATCGCACTCCTGCCAGACTACGAGGAAACTCAGCCTGGCGATTACTTAGAGTTCGATGTGACGAATGTTCCGGCGCTTCAGGCTGACCTGAACGAGGACGCTGAACGCGCTGAGCGATTGTATAAGGCTGGCATCGTAGACCTAGCAACCGCGAAGCGTGTCGCAGGTGTTGCGCCATCAGATGATGACGAAGGTTATTATCATCCGACTGCTGTTCCTGTGCAGATCGGCGCTCAGGAACTTCTGGTCCCTGATGCTGCGCCAGTCTCGACAGCTCGAACTGCCGATGAGACTGCAAAGCTGGTCGGCGCTGCTGGTGCTTTGATTCGTGCTGGCTTTGAGCCAGAGGCGGCACTTCAGGCTGTCGGTCTCAACAGCATCCAACACCTCGGACTGTTGCCCGTCACCGTGCGCCAGGAAGAGACCAAAGCATTCGATGAAGCATCTGAGCCAGGACTGAAGTTCTTTCCTTCCAAAGAAATGAAGGAGGAAGCACAACGCGCCATCGAGTGGCGTGATGCTGGTCACGATGGCGGGACCGCTGTCGCATGGGCGAGAGCAAACCAAATCATCAGCGGTGAGAAACTGAGTGAGTCGACCGTCCTTCGTATGTATTCGTTTTTCCGACGTCACGAAGTAGACAAGCAGGCGCAAGGATTCCGACCAGGCGAGGAAGGTTATCCATCCGCTGGTCGTGTGGCATGGGCTGCATGGGGTGGCGATGCTGGATATCGCTGGGCTACAGCTGCGCGTAAAGAGATTCTCAAGCGCATGGCGCCGAAGGAGAACGGGAAAAGTTATCATCCGTACTATGGTTACGAGCTGACAGACGCCGATGCCTGATATCTATCAAGTCAATGAGTCCTACCGTAACCGGCTCAGATTCCGTGAGAACGAAGCACTTGCGGAGATGCGCCGAACATACGGTGTTCTCCAGGCTGACAATCTCCAGCGCCTCGAAGCAGTGACAACCGCCATCGAGGAAGCACAGGCAGCAGGTGAGGACATCAGTGGCCTCAGTGAGTACATGCTCCGCCTCGAGGCACTCAACACTCAGATGGCCGAACAGGTCACGCGCTGGGCGCCACAAGCGACGGACATCGCAACAGGAGGACAACGACGCGCAATACAGTTGTCGCTCGACATTCAGGAGGATCTCGTGCGAGCAGTCGCCGGTATTCCTGATTCGGTCTCGCTCACTGCTGATCTGATGTGGAACAGGCTCCCTGTGGAAGCAATCACGAACGTGGTCGGCTTCGCGGCTGATGGTTCACCACTCGGTCTGCTGTTTGATGCCATCGGACCTTTCTCGGCTGACCATGTCACCATCGGCATTGCACAAGGTCTCAATCCTCTCCAGGTCGCACGACGCATGGCGCGAACATACGAAACTCTCGCACCATCACGAGCTGCTACTATCGCACGAACAGAGATGATTCGAGCAAACCGAGAAGCACAGCGACAGACCTTCGAGGCGAATCTGAGCATCGTTCGTGGCTGGCGTCGCATCTCAGCCGGGGATGTTAACGTGTGTCCTGTGTGCTGGTCGCTTCACGGTGACCCGAATCCAGTTGCGGATATAGTTCCTTCGCATCCAAACTGTAGATGTACGATCGTCCCAATCACACCGACGTATGCTGAACTTGCAGGACTTCCACCAGGGAGTTTCGATGAACCGGAAGAACTTCCGACCAAAGATGAGCAGTTCCGTATGCTGAGTGAGGCGGAGCGTCGGCAGGTCTTAGGGCCTT